CATATTCATCTAAGAATTTCCAAGATCCTTTTTCATTAATATAATCTTTAAGACTGGCACCTATTTTTAAAGTAACCCCGGGCTCAAACCATTGTTGGTTTATAAGCTTACCCATATGGTAGTATGAAGATGCTATCTGACGTTTCTTTAAAATAGCAGAGTGTTTATAGTTTAATTCTGCTAGTAATTCATAAAGAGCCATATGATATTGGGCATCTCTAATTTTAGCAAAGTCAAACTTTTGTTGTTCTTTGTCAAAGATTGGTAAGAAATTTAACCACATATAGTATTCTCTTGCAAGAAACCAAGTAGTATCTTTATCCTTTATAATTATACCTTTTCTACATTTAGCTTTTTGGTCATCCCAATAATTTATAAAGTCTCTTGATTTGAAGGGAGCTGTACAGTATACCCCATCTTTTTTAAATTTGGTTGACTCTGATATAAATACTTGGTTTGTAAGTTCATTAAACTCATACTTACCTGGTTCTTTGAATACTCCAAAAATAAAGTTACTGAACTGCTCTCTGGATTCAAAGGTTGTAGTTGTCCATTCTCCGTTTTCATAAGTTGGTATGTCTTGATAAATTTCACTCATAATTACTGATCATATGCTGTACCAATTCCTCCGCGTACTCTACTAGATTGTTCTTCCTGAAGATCTTTATATGCACCTTTAAAAGATGCTCTAATTGCTTCATAGTTTTTAGCCGCAGCAATTAATGAATTTATATTTCCATCTCTACCGGCAGTAATTGTTGTAACCTCCATATATCTTGCTAATCTATCTAACATAGATGCAATACCTTTATATGCTCTGGATGTAGGAGTTTCATACATTTTTTCACAAAACTTAAGAGCTATAAAGATTGTTTCATCTTCAGTAGAGAACTCTGCTCCAATCTGTTGTAGTACTAAAGATTCTTTATCTACATCTGGAGTAAAGAAAAAAGGATTTAAATCAGGATTTGGACAGCACATGTAGAATAAATACATGTATACTTTAAGGTATTCATCCGGATATTCATCCATTACATCTTTAAGAGCTTTTAATGTATAGCAATGTTCAGTAGGTATTACTACTCCATTCTGTACATCAAACAGTTTAGTTAAAATCATTTCTTTTTAATTTTATGTCTGTTATCACTAAGGTAGTGAATAATTGCTAATACTTCATCTACTAAATAAGGTACTGAAATTGGTATAACTTCTTTTACAATTGGTTCCCCGTTTTCATCTAACTTACTTATAGGATATCCCCAGTTATCTTCTTTTTCTACTTCAAAAGCAATATGATGTATAAATATTCTTCCCGGCTTTAATTTTGGATTATGCTTAAGTATAATATACATATAAATACTAAGCTGTAATGCATAATGATAAAAATTACAATCATCAAGACTATCTACAGGAGGTGTCATTTTTTCAGATTTACCATCCCAGTCTACATAAGATTCTTTCTTTATTTCTTTATTAGTCTTGTAGTCAATGATATTTACTTTACCATTGACTACTTCAACTAAGTCTGATTGACCACAGATTCCTGCTGATCTTAAATAGACCATATGTTCTGGATACACGCCTGGTTCTAGTTTTTGACTTGGAGCAAGTTTTACACCTTCTCTAACTTCAGAAGGTTTAAATACAGGAACTGTTACTCCTTCTCTTTCTATTGAAGCTAAAGAACATAAATCACTTTCTCTTTGGTTGTGATACCATGTACCAAGAGTTATTGATCTAGTAGATTCATTATTCCATATCTCCTGAATAATTTTTGGATCTATTCCTGACCATTTAGACTTCTTACTCTTACTTACTTTTTCTGCTACTTTCTTAGCATCAAAAGGTTTTTTAAAATGGGAAACAAGTGTTGTTACACTTATCCAATCAATACTACTGTCATCAAGACTTTTGTAGCTATGATCATCTGCATTAAATACAATCATAACATTAATCTTTAAGGTTATCTAATGCATCTTCTTCATCTTCTGTAGCAATAGCATCCCATTTACCTAATGGACAATCTGAAGATAAAGATCTAGTTTTAAAATTTAGTGAACATCCACATTCATTACAACAAGGAGCTGTACCTTTTACAGCACACTTCCTACCTTTGTGTTCACATTCATCACAAATAGAATATCTAAGTCTTGCTATTTCTTCTACTGTTTCATCTCTGATAACAGTATTAGTTATTCCCTCCAGAATCTGTTTCCGGTTCTGCCAAATTATTTTCAGTGTATTTTTCATCTTTAAATTTATTTTTTCTTTCTTCTTCTAAAACAAGTTTTTTTTCTATTTCAATTAACTGATCTAATTTTTTTTCTAGGAGAGCTTTTTTATGATAAGCTCTAAATGTTTCAGTGGAATGATTACTAATTAAATTTTTGTAATGGGGTATTGCTTTTTTTACTTTTGCTTGTTTTATTACAAAATGCCCTAGACCTTCTACATTAATTCTAGGTTCTTTTAAATCACTTAATGAGGATCTTATCTGTTTATAATAAAATTCTACTAATTGTTCAACTAATAATTCATCTTGACTTAAATCTTCAGAAACTTGTTTGTAAATACTACTGTGCTTCTTGGGTATCATTTTGACCTAAAAATTTATAATCTAATAATATAGTACCTTCAGTCTGAATTTTTAAATCAGGATTAATCATTATAATCTTTTTATTAGTAGAGTCTTTTACTACCAGATTATTTTTCTCAGCTTTATTTATGCAATTTCTAACAGTTTGTGGGGATTTAAAAATCCACTCTTCTTCTGAAGAAGCATCATAACAAAAGTTTGTTAATTCTATTGGAGCATTAAAACTAAGCAAAGTCAAACAATCTAAATCAGATTCACTCACTGAAATATGATTAATATAACAGTGAGTAAGTATCTGAAATTTTACAATATCCCATTTAGGCATTTTTACACGCTTCTGGACTTGATTGACTAAAGCCATAATTACTGCTTTCTTAATTTTCTTTCTTTAGGTTTTTGCTCCTCTTCTTCATCTAGTTCAGGTTCATCTTGTGGAGGACCTTGCAATAACATTGCATACTGAACTTGATACTGTGCTTTTTTAAATCTTTGTTCATTAATTTCAGCAAGTAACTTTTCATGTTCTAATTGAGCTTTAAGATATTCAATAGAATCTAAATAAAATTCTAGCATTTGTTGTTTTCTTTCTGCTAACTGTTCTACAGTTAAATCTTCTTCAGGATGTTGGTTTTCCATTGGTTTTTAAATTAAAGTTTAAACAAATATACAATAAAAGTTTAAACTAGATATATTTAAACAAAAAAATCCAGGCATAGTACATACCTGGATCTCTATAAGTTAATTAATTTTACTAGCGTCTTCTTCTAGCACATGCACCTACTTTACCTCTTTTTCCACCACCACCCGTACCTGATCTATATGGGCTTCCACGTCTTCTTTTTGGACGATCTGATAAAGTATTTGATGCAGAATTATTTTCAAACATACTATTACCTGATTGAGAATCATTGCTACCTACAGCTCCAGTTGAAAAGAAGTCATTAGTTATATCTCCTCCCATTTCATATAATCTTTTTTGAGTTTTCATAGTTATCTATTTTTAAGTGTAAAGTTTAATATAGTAATAAGATAAAACTCTCTAGATATATCTAACTCTAAAGTAAATATATCTATACTAGATAATCTTAGTCTTATCATTATTTTGTCCCACTGCTTATTAGCATTTCCCCAATTGTTTCTTAGTTTCATGATCCTATCTCAAAATGCATCCAATCATAATTCTTTTCTCTACCTAAAGATATAAACCCATGTTTGTAGAATACATCTATCATAGCTTTATACTCAGGTCTTGCAAATCTTGCAGTCTTACTTGTTTCTTTCAACGTATTTCTAGCAGGATCAAGGTCAATAGCTATACCCCATGAATGCTTACTCCATGCAGAGCCTCCACGCATTTTTCTATAATTAAAGCAACCACCAAATAAATCAATACCTAACTCTTTCATTCTAGGTAAACCATAGGTAGTTAAAAGTTCTTTAAATACAGCTTCAAACTTGGCAGCAACAAGCTTGTGACATCTGATCCTGGTGACTGTCTCATCAGTATCCCATGCCAATCTCATTGGATATGGAAGATTTAAAGTCACTAAGTAACCAGCACCAGTTTCATTTGGTACTCCGTATTTTTTAGTAGTCTGTGCAGTAGTTAGCATGTTACTTAGATTCTTTATTAAACTTTCTTACAAATACTCTAGAAATAAAGTTTCCTACTTTTTTAAGAAACCCATTTTCAGACTCAACAGTTACTTTAGTACCTTCAGAGTCTTTAGTAACATTAATATCTAGTTTCTTACTGTCATAAACAAACTCTTTTTTCTCTTCATCTTTTTTAAGAGTTGTTTTAACTTTAGGTGTTTCAACTTCTACGTTTACTTTTTTACCTTCTTTTTTTGCTTTGATGCTTACTTTCTTAGTCTTAGCATTTACTTCAAAGTCTTCAATTTTCTTTGTTTTCTTTGTCATCTTTATTTGTTTTGGTGTTTTCTACTGTTAATTGTGATAATGTTGCAGCAGTAGTAGCTACTGTAGCAATGTATCCTGCTGTTGTTAATACTACAGCTGGTAAAGTTACTGGTGCTGCTAGAACTGCTCCTGCAACTGCACCTGTAATGATAGCCCACCTTTGTACTCTTTTCCAAAACTTAGGTGTTTTACCGTTCCATCTTTCTTTAAGACTCTTCTCCATTTAATTTATTTTTAGGTTCATCTTTTACATGTTTTGCCAATTCTTTTAATAAAGGCAAATGTTCTGTCCAACCTAATCTCTTGAAATTCTCTAAGTTAGACAAGATCAAATTTAATAAAATATAATTATAAAACATACCATGAAACCATTCATAGATATTAAAATTATATCCTAAAACATTTAGACCTTGTATATTATTAGCTAAAGTATTAGATACACCTATCATTATCATGTATACTAAAAGTTTTAACCAACCTTTACCAAAGAGTTCTGAATCAAATTTTTTACCTTCTTTTCTAGAAGCTTTCATTCCTGTGTAAAACTCTAAGATAAATAACACAAGTATTGAAATACCTATAACAGCTTTAATACCAAATACTAAGTCAAAGTAATATCCCAATGTTGCAGCACAACTACTTATAGTTATAAGAGGTAAAGTAAGTTTAAGATGGAATGCACTATTTAAAAAATGTGCTAAATCATCATATCCTGCAGTCATTACTAATTTAGTAAGTAGTGTTTTCATTTTATTTTTTTAAGCTGTCATATCAATAATCACTTCATAACCCATTTGCTCATAAGCTAACTTAGCATATTTGTGAGCTGTGTCTAAAGATTGTACTTCACCTGCTTCTAACTCAGACTGATAGCTTCCTACAGGTACATCAGTATAAAGCATTTTACCTTCTGTAAATGTTTCTTTGTTTGCAAATGTAGCTACCTCACCTTGAATAGTAGTTCCTGAGAAATCTCCCAAGAATCTGATTCTACCATAAACCTCTGGTAACTCAATACCTGTTCCTGAGATTGTAATTTTCTTGTCCTCTGTTGCTTTAATTAAGATTGCCATAATATATTTTTTTGTAAAGATAATAAATTCTATGCAGGTGCAATTGTTGTAATTGTTCCTGATGTACCTCTGTATTTCAATGCTCCACCCTCAACGTATAACTGACCTCCATTAGCAAGTGTTACTGTTGGTGCTACACCATTGTGAATAGTAATAGTATTGGTTGCTGCTGCTTCAAAGTCTGTTCCTGATGTTAAAGAACCTAAACTTTTTAATACCATGTTAGTATTTTTATTTACAAAGAAACTTCTTTCGGTTGCTCCTAAATAGACATTAAATGAACTTGTTATTGTTGGTTGAGCTGCGCTTGCTCCTGTTCCTGTTCCACCTCCAAGCACAATCATATCAGATTGACCGCTTGCTCCTGTTATGTATTGACCAACGAATGTATTTCTTCCAGATGTAAAAGCACCCATTGCGACACTTGTACCAATAGCTATTATATCTGTATTACCTAACCCTCCAGATGCACTTGAACCAATAGCTATGCCTCTATCGCCCCCATTAGAACCAGTTTGAGCATTATACCCAATAGCGATGGATTGTTGACCACCGCTTCCAGCTGTTATTCCAGCTTTTGCTAATCCTCCTATTGCAATAGCTCTTGTGTCTGCATAAGAAGTAGCCCCTATTGCTATACCTCCCTCGTTAATAAAAAAACCTCGTGCAAGAGATGATAATCCAATAGCAATAGCACTATTATTACTTCCCGCTGCAGGAATAGAACTCCCACTTCCTATTGCAACACCGCCTTGACTACTTAATTTAAAGTAATTAGTTGTACTTTGAATACCTCTGATTAAAATATCATCAGCATCTGCTGTACCACTACCAAATACAGTTACATTATTTCCTTGTACAGAAACTAAATTAGCAGTATCAGCACTATTCCTAACTCTAAATGCTATATCAGTAGATAATGCACCAACTGCCTTTAACGTCAATCTCTTTAATGTATTGTCAAAAGTAAAGTTAGCATCTTGTTCTACTACACCACCTGCTTGGAAAAATACTCTACCATCTGTTCCTGATGTTACTGCTGTTGTGCCTACTGTTAAACCTGAAGAAGAAGAAGGTGCTATGTTAATTCCTGTACTCATATTAATATATCTTAGTTAAAATAAAACTCTCACTATATATGTTGTTACCTGCATTATTACTACTCCATTGAGCTGTAATATTTAAGGTATTACTTATTGTTGTATCAAAGGTAGTGTTATTTATAATGCTGAAATCTGCACCTTCAAAAGCATTAGATGCATTTTTAGAAAAGTTAAACTGTCCAAATGAAGCTATAGAAGCCACACCAGCAGCACCTATAGTTCTAATAGTAAATCTAATTTCTAAGTTCCAATGTTTGTTAGTTGTGCTAGGCATTGTAATAGCTCCTGTATCTCCTAATACAACACTGCCTGACTTTACTCTTATTTGTAGTGTATTATTATTTACAGAAGAAATATGACCACTCATAGTAACACTAAAGCTATCTCCTACTTTAAAGAAATTAGCAGGTACAGTTAAACTACCTACTCCTCCATCTAATAATGTAGTTTCAGTTGTAGTACCTGTAATAGGAAGGCTGTCTGCTGTCTGAGCAAATAATCCTCCTATAATAGTAAAGGAGTTAGCATTTAATATGTTTATCTGTGTACTCATTCCTCTGTTATTACTTCAAATTCTGTTGGCTCTCCTAATATTATTTCAATGCTTGAATCAAAAACAATGTACCAAAATATAGGATTGTCAAGTTCAGCTGTTTCATAGTCAACCCAATATTGTGTAACATCTTCTGGTGCAACAGGTAAGCCATAGTAATCAGCACATTGCTTTCTTGCATCAATAGCATCTTGTTCATTCGTGTATTTGTAGCCGTTAATAAGCATTCCAATAAGTATTTACGTTTGTTTCTATTCCTGTTCTGTTGGCTTCTTGGTCATTATTCCAATGTACTAACTCAGCATAATTACCACCATTCCTACTTGCATTTGCATTACCCCAAGAGTCAAAAGTTGCACCTATATTAGATGATGTTCCTGTTGTTAAATCAATACTGTTTCTGAACATTTTAACCACATTAGAACCATCCCTTAACGTAGTCACTAAGTTAGAACCTGTTGTTGTATTAGTTGAATGTATTATTACGCTATTAAGTCGAGTTGTCATATCTCCTAATGTAGCCAACCATCTTAACATTGTTGGAAAAGTGTTATTTGATTTTGACAATCCTGCAGCTGATGAACTATTAGATGTTCTATTAAATACCATATAGTGATACATTAGTTGAACTGTTGTAATTGTGTTAGTTAAAGTGTACGCATCCGTTGTCCAAGTTGTAGTAATTTTATTTGTTATTGGGTCTAAAATTAAATTCCCACTTGAAACAATTTGAGCCTGATTAGCTGCCGTTGCCTGTGTTGAATTGTTAGCGTTTCCACTTTGGTCATACCACGTTGTTACAAAGCCATTACCAGCACCACAGAATGTAAGCAATGAAGCTGTATCTAAATCATTACCACTAAATGCAATGTCTTGTTCAGCATTATCTACTGACCGCCTTACTCTTATTGCACTTCCTGTATATGCTGTTCTTAGTTTCCTTAGTGAATAAGCTACCGCAGCATTTGGATAGGTGTCCAATAGCAATGAAGGAGCTGGAGGAGCTAATGAAGCCAAGTAAATACCAGTATTTCCACCTAAGATTACAGGCATGATTAAAATACATATATGATTATAAACTCAGTTCCTGTTGCATCATAAGCAAATGAATTAAAATAATTGTTAATTGCATCTGCTGAGAAGTTTAATACTTCTCCTGGTTTAATAGTAACAGAAGCTAATACAGTTCCATTGGCAGACCCTACATTGGCTACAGACACAGAATAAAATGTAGCAGCAGCAGTATTAACATTACCAGAACCAGTAGGTCTTATCATACCTGTAGTTCTTAGCAATCCTGTACCACCATCTACAGTAATAGAGTTACCACCATCTTGTATAGCTACTTGTCCAGAAGCATTTACATTTAAAGGTACCGGAGACCCAGATGCTCCATTTACATAACCATAAATACCTACTTGGTCATTAGTAGCATCAAGATTTACTTCTAGTGTTACTCCACCTGCTATGTTTACATTAAGAGCATCATTACCACCTATATTAGTAAAAGTAAATGCATCTATATTAGCATTACAAATAGTTACACTATCTTCTACACAAGTTAATGGAAGTTTTACTTCATCATAAATTGCTTGTAAACCTTCAAGCATTTTTAGTTGCCAAGGGAAATTATTACCTTGGTTTCCTGAGTTTTTTAAATTTCCTATTGACATAATTATTTATTTTAATAAAGTTTAGCTCCTCTAAATGTAAGTGTTTCTCCTGGTACACTAACACTTCCGGTAATTATAAAATATTGATCTACTGACCAGTTTATACTTACAGTTTGTGGAGAACTACCAAATGCTGTATTATCATTTATTACATTAATATTTGCCGGACATATATGTGTTGAAGCTCCATCTATATAGAATGTTCTAAACATAGATAAATATCTAGCAGATAATACACCATCAGTTAAGGCTAGTTGAGTTGCTCCTGCTAAAGTATTAGAAGTATTTATCCAAAACTTAGTTTGTGTAGTATAACCATTTACTATTTTAGCAAATTGAGCAGATATAGTAATAGCTTCATTACCTGTATATGTGTTTGCTGGTATAAATACACTGCCGAATACTGTATCAGTAGATGCTGTAATACTAACTAAACCACTTAAATAGAAGTGTGGAACTGATACTCCCGGAGGTCCTTGTAAACCTTGTAATGCTAAGAAGTCCCAATTAGCTGTATCAATATCTGGAGTTGTTGCTGAAGGTCCTACAGCATTAGAACAAACATAACTTGAACCTGCATAAAATACAACATCTGTAGGGCTATATGCTGTAAGTGCAGACCATGTTCCTACAAAGTTTAATCCAGCTGCTCCAACAGGTCCAGCTGGTCCAGTCAGTCCTTGAATACCTTGAGGTCCAACAGCACCTGCAGGACCTTGTGGTCCAACTGGTCCCGGAGGTCCTACAACAGAAAGTTGTGTAGCAAGATCTTCATAACTAATAGCAGTAGGTTGATACCCACCATTCCAAGTTGGATCCTTAGTACCTACAGCTATAAGATCTGTATCTTGTAACTGGGTTTTAATCTTACGATTTGCAATAAGATTAAAAAAGTTAGTTAAGTTTTGTAACATGTTTTTTATTTAACTACTTTTACGTCACCTGCTGGAGTACTATACAACTCTCCTGGTTGTAATCCTGCTGCAAGTGCAGCTGCATTATTTGCATATTCTTTTTTTGATATGTCTCTTCCTGCATCATTAAAGAATTCTTTTACGCTTCTATTTAAATACTGCCACATACGTGTCAAAGCACTTTTGTATTCTGCCATTGCCATGATAATAAATTTTTATTGTTATAATATAATATACTAAAAATATTTTACATAAAAAAATCCCCAGAATAATTTCTGAGGATTTTATATGGAGAGAGCAGAAAGTTTACATAACTAATCCCATTATAAAGGCAACTATAACCATACTGATTATGATAATATTATGGAATTTTCTTCCAACCGGATCATCTTCCCATACATTAGACATCTTATTATATACAGGTTTGCTGAATGCATTCTGTACTAAAAACATAAGAGCTAATAGAGAACCTCCAAATATTAATATCAGTAAATTACCTATCATAGGGAATCTATTCTTTTTTGTAAATATACTAAAGCTTTTTGTAAATCTTCCTTTTCAGTTAATTTATTTTTCTTTCCGGCTCTGGCTACATACTTGATTACATTACCTAAATAAAAATCTTTATCAAGTCCCCAGGCTTCTAACACCTGAAATACTTCATATGTATTATCCTTACCACCATAGTAATCTGGTCTTGGTTCTTTATCTAAGTTTACAACTCTTTTACTCCAATCTATTTCTTGTGCTGTAGGGCAAGGATTGCTGAGTTCATTTTTAAATATTCCATCTACCATATTTTTGTATAGAGCATATTTATCATTTGGTTTATACTGGTTATACTCCATAACTTACCATACTATAATTACATCACCTTCATTAAGAACAAGCTTGATACTACCATCTATATCAATTCTTTCTACAGTCTCCATGTTAAGTGCTCCTGTTCTTACATATACCTGATCTCCTTCTTTTACATCTTCTACTTTATCTCCTATGGCATAAACAGTAAGTTTACTCCATAGTTTAGCAGCTTCTTGCATCATTGCTTCTTCATCTTTTGCAGATAGTTCAATACTAGACTTCTTTCTTTCTGGTACACTAAGTAGAATAGTCCGGCCTCTTAATTGTTTAAATGGTTTCATTTTTCTTCTTTAAAGGTTAATACTTTTACAACAGACATTTGTGCATTTACTAGTTCACCAATTGCATGGTCAAACAATAAACTTCTTACAGGAGATCTTTCTTCATTATATGCATCCTTTAATTTCTCAGCTAATTCTGCAAATGTTTTCTTTACCCTATAAACTTCTGTGTCTTCTTCAGTTTCTAAATCAATACCAAAAAGTATTTCTCCAAAACTTTTTACTTTTACTTCTTGGATAGCTGTCCCATCCACTAACTTGTCTTCCATATTGTTGGTTTTAAATTATTACGCATCATACTTTTGTTTACTATTGTTTGATTTAACCTCATCTTCTAATTCAGGAGAATCATCTGTGTTTAGTAAATTAAACTTAATCTGTTCTATTAAACCTATAAGAGCATAATTACCATAGGCTTTTTCACTTATTCTAACTTCTAATCCTTTGTCTGTTTCTGTAATTTTTAGAAGTTCTATTTCTTTTGACATATTTAATTGTTTTAATAACTCATCATATACCATGCGGGCTTCCAGGTTAGATCCTGTTTTTTCAGCAACAAGTAACCATAACCTTTTGTACACTGCAGTCATCTGTGATATAAATCTAATAAGTTTATCATTAGCACAAATATAAAAACTTTTTTTATTTAAACTAAAAACCCCAGAAATTAATCCGGGGTTTCTAACTTTTTAACCATTTAAATTCATCATTATGAACTTAAAACAAATATAATAAAATTATTCATTATCATAAAACATTCTATCGGAATCTTCTGTGTGCCATTTTTCAAAACCTTCACAATTGTAGTAGTCTTTGTTAACCAGATAGTCGGGTCTCTCAGGAAATGGTTTAGTAACAAAGCTAGGTTCAGACCATTTAATCCTATTGTTAGGTTGGAGTGCTATCTGTCCATTGTCCAGGAGTATAATATGATGAGACTTATGTTCCAAAGGATCTTCTGCTAGAGATAGATCTGTGTTAGGATCATTACTACCCCAGTTAATTGTAGCATAATATCTTCCAGGGTAGAACTTTTTATCTTTCATATAAACTTCTACTGGAGTGTCCAATAGATATCCTAACTGAATTAGGGTAAAGTTGTAACTAAAACAATTCCATATCTGTAGATAATGAAACGGCAGATCTGGATCTGGTAACTCTGGTTCTGTTAGTAATGCATGAGATGGAAGTTTATCTCTAAGTACACCATTCTCTAACAGTACCTGGAACAGTGCAGCTTGTCCCGGCATACATCTAACTGAAATAACTACCCCCGGGGTAAATTCTCCAAAACCCTTAGTATGTTGATACATATACTCATTCCTAACAAACACCTTAAGAGGAAAAAAATTATGTTCTATATATGCCATATAACAAAGATATAAAAACATACCATATAAAAAACATACTATATAAAAACATACTATATAAGAGAAAGTGGTGGGTCTTATACCAAACAGCCCCGCCCCTCCGCAGCTCAGGTGGTACCCCCGGCTTAAGCTACAGGAAGCAAGGCAATGCAGAGTAAAAAGTTAAAATAATTTTCTAGAGAAGAAGTTTGTTGAGTTAGTAGAACTAGCTGACAGAGTAAGTAATGTAGTATGTAGTATAGTATATTATATATAGTATGTTAGATGACTATGATTTTTTGGAAGTAGTATTATATCTAAAGTAGGATGCTTAGTTATCTAGCATATATAGGCAACTTTATAATTGTATAAAATAACAAGAAATATTACTACGTCTATTATAGACTAGGGTAGCAGGGAAAACTCTTACCAGATGCGGCTTTGAAATAAAAGCTTAGGTGGACCTACTGTGTAGTAATATTTTTTTACAGCTTTATAATAGTTATAAACTTTAAATTATTTGATATGCAAGAAGCAATTGACAATGATTACAGAGAATTCCTTGAAAGAGAAGAAGAGCTGTGGATGATGGAAAAAGAAGACCTCA